CACATGAGGATCGGCTGCAGCGGAGAGGCGGCCTTCCGAGCGTAGAGTAGAAAGCCCGGCCACTGTGTCGGGCTTTTTCATGTCTATAGATGTGCGGTAGGGCCTCGCCCTATCGCTGCCCTCCTTGGGCGTTTCCTCCCTAGACTTGGGCCGCTTGTTCATTCAAGCAGCCCCTTTAGTTTGTAGGGTGGCGCAGCCCGGTTAGCGCGCGTGGCTCATAACCACGAGGTCACGGGTTCGAATCCCGTCCCTGCAACCAATCCAATAGCCCTCGGCGCCGAGGGTTAAGAGGCAACGCAGCCCCCAGACGCGGCTGATAGCAACCGTGGTGTGCTAGCCGAACCCCAATAGGGGGCGGAGCGATGCCCCGCTAGAAGTGTCTCTCTGCTGATCCTCGCACAGCCCGGCACGGCAACGTGTCGGGCTTTGTGTTGTGTAGGGCGATGCCGTACCTCACGCCATGTCCCGGCGCGAAACACGGTGCCATACCGATGCTTTCCGGCATCGCCCGCTGCCTTTGAAGGACATCATGAGCAAAGACTGCCGCATTGTCGTCCGGATGTCCGAAGAGCTGCGCGACTGGGTGCATGAACAGGCCCAGCTCGGCGAGCAGGACGATGCGGCGTTCGTGCGCATGGTGCTGAGCAACCTGCGGCGGGGCGGTGTGGCTGCGCCGACCGCGGCTCTGGTTGTGCCTGCACCCGTGGCTATGGTCCGCGACGTGCTCAATGTCTCCAGCGCAGCACAAGAAGTGGTCGAGCAGCCAACCTTCGCCGAACAGTCGCCGCAAGCCGCAGCATCCGCCTACGCTGAAGCTACGGCGGACAGGCCTTCCATCGATCTCGACGCCCTGGTCGACGGTGCTCTTGACCAGGCCGTGGCCGAGGGCCTGACCGAGCCCCAGATCGAGGCCACCAACGGCGAGCCGCCGCCTGCCGGCGTTCGCTCCCTGTTCCGCCGTCCTGTGCCCTTCAGCCCGGGCGGCAATCAGCTGGCCCGGATCGAACAGTACCTTGCGAGCAACTGAGTCCGGATTGTGATTTTGCGAGTCCAAATGAGTCACCCATGTCCGCGCTAAAGGATCCGCAATACGAGAAGTTTGCCGCCGAACTCGCCGAGCTGAAGCCGCCGATCGAAGCCTACAAGCTCGCGGGTTTCGTGCCGCATCGGGGCAACGCCAATCGCCTTTCGAAGCGTCCCGAGATCAAGGCGCGCGTCCAGCAGCTCCTGGATGAAGCCGCCGAATACGCCGACATTCGCCGCGTCCGCGTGCTGGTCGAGATCGACCGGGTTGGCAAGGCAAACATCGCGGATTTCTATGAGGCTGACGGCAAGACGCTGAAGAACATCACGCAGATGCCACGGCGCCTGACCGCAGCTATCGCAGGTATCAACTGGATCGAGGACGGCGTGGATGCTGACGGCAAAGTGACGTACCGCGCCGAGATCAAATTCCACGACAAGAACCAGGCCAACTTCACGCTGCTCAAGCACCTCGGCGGCTTGCCGGAGGCAGAGCGCAATGACGTCAACATCTTCAACCTCCTCTCCGTCGAAGATCAGCGGATTGTTGTCGCGGCTCTCGAAGCTCAGCCCGGAGGGCAAGGCGCAATTAGCGGCGCAACTGAGAGCGAACCTCAGCCGGCGTGAGAAGTTTCGGAAGGTCTACAGCTACTATCCCGACGACGGACCCTTACGCCGCGCGCTCTATCCCCGCCACATGGAGTTCTTCGCCGCCGGCGGTGTGCACGAACCGCTGCCGACCTGCCCCGAGGGTTGCGACGGCAAACCGCACCGAGATCGCCTGGCGCTGTGCGCAAATCGCGTCGGAAAAACTGAAGGCATGGGCGGCTATGAGACCGCGCTGCACCTGACCGGCCGCTATCCATCCTGGTGGGTGGGGCTTCGATTCAATCACGCGGTCAACTGGTGGGCCGCCGGCAAGTCCAACGAAACCACGCGCGACATCATCCAGACCAAGCTGTTCGGGCCTGTCGCGTACCGTGGCCGCGAGAAAGTGTTCGCCGGCACGGGCCTCGTGCCCGCGGAAGACATCGGCTCGATCACCTGGAAGCGCGGCGTCGCCAACCTCGCCGACACCATCAAAGTGAAGAGCCGCTTCGGCGGCCTCTCCGAGATCGGCCTGAAATCCTACGAGCAGGGCCGCGGCGGCTTTGAAGGCACCGAGCGCCACGGCATCTGGCTCGACGAAGAGCCGCCGGTCGAGATCTACGAGGAATGCGGCATCCGCCTGATGACCACGCGCGGCCATCTGCTGCTCACCTTCACGCCGATGGAAGGCATGTCGAAGGTGGTGCTGGAATTCATCCCGGGCGGATCATTGCCCGATCGTTATGAGGAGAGGGCGCAATGGCTGATGCAGGCGATCGGGTAAGAGGTGCTGTCTGATGCGTTACGCCACAGGAAACATGTGTGCGCGATGCCGTGTTCGGGTTGATGAGCTGAGGGATTGTCTGGGCGAGAGTGGGGTCTATTCGCCTACAGGCCGCGCGTTCACTCTCTGCGAAGTTTGCTTTGAGGAAGAGGAGAAGGAATTGGACGGGCCGCGAGGTAATGACTTGCCGGAGCGGCTGGAAATGTATCGCGCCAATCTGCGCGCCGGGCCGCTAGATTTTCGAGCTCCTGTACCTTCGCTGGCCTGAATGTCAGGCAAGTTCACCGTCAACGCCGGGTGGGACCACGTGCCTCATCTGAGCGAAGAGCAGAAAGCCGAAGAGCTCGACCGCATCCAGCCGTTCCAGCGCAAGGCCCGCAGCCAGGGGATTCCAACTCTCGGGGCAGGCGCGATCTATCCCGTTCCCGAAGATGTCGTGCTCTGTGATCCCTTCGAGATCAAGGATTACATGCCGCAGGCCTACGCGCTCGACGTCGGCTGGAACAGGACCGCCGCGGTCTGGGGCGCACTCGATCCGAATACCGATATCCTCTACCTCTATTCGGAACACTATCGCGGCGAGGCCGAGCCACCTGTGCACGCCGCAGCCATTCGGGCGAGGGGCACATGGATCCCCGGCGTGATCGATCCCGCCGCCCGCGGCCGTGGCCAGAAGGACGGCACGCGGTTGATCTACGATTACCAGCAGCTCGGCCTCGACACCCTCAGCGTTTCCGAGAACGCGCTGGAAGCCGGCATCTACGAAGTGTGGACCCGGATGACGACGGGCAGGCTCAAGGTGTTTCGCACCCTGCAGAACTGGATCGCCGAGTTTCGCTTCTACCAGCGCGACGACAAGGGCCGCGTCAAGGACGGCCAGGCGGATCATCTGATGGACACCACGCGCTACCTGGTGCTGTCCGGCCTCGCCAAGGCCTGCGTTCGTCCGGCCAACATGTGGACCACGGGTAGGGCGCAGCAGATGCACAATTTCGACTACGATCCGATGGCAGGCCGATGATGTTTGTTCGTCCGAACATGGGAAACGACTGGATCAAGAGTGCGAGGCGCTTCCTCAAGTTCATGATTGAGGAGAAGCGCTGGCGTCGGACGTGGCTGGTGTTCGGCGGGCGCTTCATGTGTGTCGGCGTAATCGATAGGTATTCGCTCGAAGACAACGACAGCAATGTCCGACGTTAGGGTTCTCTTCGATCCCAATCGCGTGGCGATGCCGCCATCCGACGGCGCGCCCAAGGCGATCGGCAGGGCCGGCACGGAAGCGCGACATCAGCTCGGCGAATATCTCGACGCCGTGCTGCCGCGTCCGCTCTATTTCGACGACAGCAAGAATCACGCCCGCGTCGAAGCCGCGCTCGACACCATGACCCGCGCCGAGCGCGTCTATCTCGAGATCGAGATGCAGTCCCGCAGCCGCGCGCTGCATTCATTCGATTACGATCCGCTGAGGTAATCATGTATCCGAACTTCGCCGGCGCGCTGGTCAATGGTGCGCTCTATCTCGTGGGTGTGTTTGTCGCCGGTTTGGTGACCGCGCATCCGACCGCGTCGAAGCTCGCACTGGCCGCGCTCGGTGTCACATACATCGCACACGTGATTCAGTTCACGGCCTTCCAGACCAGCAGTGAAGAGATGCGGGACACTGGAAACATGGTGGCGTGGGCTTCCGTGGCGCTTGGTGTAGCCGCTGGCGTCTTGCTCCTATTCTGAGGATCATCATGGGTATCTTCTCCTCCGACGCGCCGGCTTCTCCGCCACCTCCGCCTCCGCTGCCTCCCGCGGCGCATGCGCCGACGATGGCGTCCGGCGAAGTGCAGAAGGCGGCGGCCGGCGCGCGCCAACGGTCGGCGGCCGCAGCCGGCATGGGTAAGGATTCCAAGAGCACGGTCGGCGGCACGGGTGATGTGCCGAACGCCAAGGCGAAGCTGCTGGGTGATACGGCCTGATGCTCCAGCCTGGCGTCACCCATTACGAGATGGCCTCGGCCTCGCTTCTCGCGCAGGCGCCGGCGCTGGCCAAGCAGGCATGGTACGAGGAAAGCCAGAACTGGGAAGACCTTCGGCTCCAGCTCGAGCAGCGGCTCTACGGCCTGCGCAATTGGCGGCTGTCGTGGTGGGAGCATTGGGCGAAGCTCGCCGAAGCGATCCTGCCGCGGCGCTATCACTGGCTAATCGTGCCCAACACGATGACGCGGGGCTTAGCGATCAACGGCGCGATCAAGGACCCCACGGGTGCGCAGGCGGTGCGGGTCTGCACAGCCGGGATGCGCTCCGGCATCATGAGTTCGTCGCGCCCCTGGTACAAGATCAAGCCGGGCCTGCGCAACTTCAAGCCCGACCAGGACGCGAAAGAGTGGTTCGAGGACACGCAGGACCGCATGTACCGCGTGTTCGCGGGTTCCAACTATTACGAAGCCGGCACCCAGATGTTCGAGGACCTCACGGTGTTCGGCACCGGGCCGAAGCTGATGTACGAGGACAAGGAATCGATCCTGCGCTGCTACAACCCCTGCGCGGGGGAATACTACCTCGGCGCCGGGCCTGATGGCCGCACCAATTCGTTCTACCGCACCTATGTGCAGACCGTGCTGCAACTGGTGCAATTCTTCGGCCTCGACAACTGCTCGCCCGAAGTGCAGACGCTGTGGGCCAACAAGGGTGCCAGCCTCGACACCGAAGTAATCGTCGCCCACGCAATCGAGCCGAACTTCAGTTTGCAGATGCCGGGCATGAAGGCCAACCTCGGCGTGATCCCCGGCGGCTTCGCCTATCGCGAATATTTCTGGGAGTGGGGCCGGAACTCGCCGCGGCCGCTGTCCAAGCGCGGCTTCCGCACCAAGCCGTTCATCGCCCCGAAATGGGCCTCGACCTCGAACGACGCCTACGGCCGCTCGCCCGGCATGGACGCGCTGCCGGATATCCTGCAGCTGCACCTGATGACCGTGCGCCAGGCCGAGGCGATCGAGAAGATGGTGCGTCCGCCGATGCTGGCGGATGTGTCCTTGAAGAACCAGCCGTCCTCGATCCTGCCCGGCCGCGTCACCTACGTGCCTGACGTCTCCAAGGGCATGAAGTCGATGTACGAGATCCGCATGGACATCGAGCACATGTCGCAGCTGATCGAGAAGATCGAGAAGCGCGTGCAGAAATGGTTCTTCAACGACACCTTCCAGATGATGGACAACATCCAGGGCGTGCAGCCGCGCAACGAGATGGACATCGCGGAACGCCGCGGCGAGAAGCTGCAGCAGCTCGGGCCCATTGTGGAAGGCATCGCCGGCGAGCTCGCCGACGACATCCGCCGCGCCTACGCCATCATGGCACGCCGCGGTCTCATTCGCCCCAAGCCGCCAAGCCTGCAAGGCGTGCCGCTCGACATCGAGTTCGACACCATGGTCAGCGTCGCCCAGCGCGCCGCCGAGACTGCGGCAAGCGAGCGCGGCATGACGGTCGCCGCCAACCTCGACAAGCAGTATCCGGACGATCACGTCAGTGACGTCATCAACAAGAAGGTCTGGCTGCGCAACTACCTCGAGCGCTCGAACTTCTCGGCCTCCGACATGCGCAGCGAGGACGAGGTCAAGCAGATCGAGGCTGGCCGCCTGAAGGCCCAGCGCGACGCGCAGCAGCAAGCCCATGCCTCGCAGGCGATGACCGAGACCGCGCCGGCATTGGCGACCGCGGCCAAGACGGCATCGGAAATCGATACCGGCGGCGCGCTCAACGCGTTGCAGGTGATGCAGGGAATTACGCCGGCGAATCCGGCCAGCGTGCCGGCGGGGTGATGTGATGAGCTGGGAAGCCTGGGGCAGTGGCGAGGAGTTCTACGAAGATACTGATCATCTGGTCGAAGCTGGCTGGCTTGATCCGGACGCCGCCGAGCAGATGGTGAACGTGCTAGAGCGCTGCCGGAC